GGACGGTTGATAGAAATGTTCTGCCCCCAGCAATTGCAAGGCTGTTTGCTTATTGCTTTCAAGAAGAGCTAATAGAAAGCTTGCTTCTTTTTCGGACAAGTCAAATGGCATGGTCATTTTTCACGATTTGTGAAGCATTGGAATTCCTGAAAATTGTAGCGCAACTAACGCACAAGACTCTCTATCCAATTGATGTCATCTTCTTTTGATGCTTGCAATACGGCAGCAGCAAGAGCAAAGGCAAAATCATCCACGCCGCTTTCTTTACCACCAGTGATTGACCATTGGCCAGATGCTTTATACACCACACCTAAGTTCTTAAGTTGCTTCACTGCCTTTTCGTGCCAGTACAAATCAACGAGGCCAGAGTTAAACAGTTCCTTCATTTTACTGAAGGCCTTCATCTTGGTGCTAACGGACCACGTTAGCTCTTCAATGGGGAAGTCTCCAGACAATGCTTGGATGGTGCCTGAACTATTGTATTGGTCCAGAACAATACTGTCAAAATTGTAAAGCTTATGGTGCTCCCGTATCCAATCTTCCACGCCACGAATGTTGACTTCCTTTTTCCCATTGATCTCAAAATCAGCCACAAAAACGTGAAACTTGTCCACCACTAAGGTGCCTTTGTCATAATGCACAATGCAAGCAGTGTAATCATCTCGACCAACGCCACCGCGAGCGGGGTCAAGAGAAAGAACATAGGTGCCCTGAAACTCTTGCGAAGGAGGGAGAACTGTCCGTTCTCTATTGATAGCAGCATCTATGATTTCGCTGGCGAGGAGACAGGATTGATTTCCACGGAACTGGGCACCAAATTCGACATAGAACGATTCTTCGTCCTTCTTTAAGGCATTCTGAAGAAAATCGCAGTCAAGAGGTAAGTTGGGATTGACTTCCCAAGTGGGCAATTGCAATGCCCTCATGCCTGGAAACTCACCACTATTCGCCTGCTGGAAATGGGAGTAAAACAGGCCCGAGGTTAACCAAGGGGACGATAGCTCAATGATCTTCCCGTACTTGCCGAACTGTGCAATGGACGGACCTAGCGCAGTGTAGAGGGCCTCGGCACCCCTATTAGTATCTCCATCCATACTGAAGGCCAATTCGTCCATGATGACACCGGCAACTGCCTTTCCTCGTGAAGCTCTAGCGGAAGCTGGGATTGCCCGAAACACACAGCCATTGCTAATTTCAATCTCTAGCGTGGTGTCCCTTAGGATTTCTTGTCGAAGTGGGCTATTAAGGATGAGTTGACGAATGTTGTCGAGGGCAATCTTTGACTGCTCCAAGTCGTTAGCAACCGTGACTATGTAAAATCTTTCGTTCTTTCTTATGCGCTTGCGGAAATATTGATCTTGACAAAAAGCCATGTAAGTGGCAGCAACAGAAGCGCAAAAAGTTTTCCCGCTTCTACGTCCGAGCACCCAAATGGCATGGTTAATATTGTCTTCAAATAATTCGTTGAGCAGTTTTTCCTGCCGTGGCCACAGTGGGGTGCCTAATACATGTTCCGCAAATTCACTGCAACTTAAGGTGGTCATGGATAGTGAAGCTCCACGGGAACAACGGTCCAGCCCTTGTAATCAGCTCTGTGTCCTGTTACCAGATCACGCAATAATCGGCGGTGAAGCCCATGCTGCGATGCAAATTGATACAAATTGCACATGTCATAAGTGTTCCCACCTGGATCCATTAGCACGCACGAATACTTGCACTTACCGGCAGCAATTTTTCTTTTTGTCTCTTCCGACCTTTTCAACCCTCTGTTGGCCTCTGAGATTTTGCGCCGAGTTTCTGCTGGCATTGATTTTCCCCATTGATGATTTTTAGCTCCTAACTGAGCTTCAGATATTTTCAATCGCGTTTCTGCGCTTTGCTTACGATTCCGACCAGCGGCTGCAATTTTCTGTCTAGTTTCCATTGATGGAATCGTACCAGCCGGCCCGTCGCCGCCATCACTCAAGTTGCGCAAGATGCCAGTGCCATTATCAATACGTCCATAAAGAGAGATACAGTATTGCTCAAGCCTAAAGGCATCGGGCTCAGTCAAACCTTCTTGAACGTAAACAATGTAAGCGGCGTCTGACGGCTTGGGTATAGTTCTGACTTTTGACGTGGCGCGATCACGGCATCCCTTTCCGATGTAATACGGAGTATTTTTGCGACCATGGTCGGAATCCTTGTTCCGCAAGTAAGCGTAAACATAGAAGCGCTCTGGGTTCTTAGTCATTACTATTCCAATGTGCTCATACATCTTAGCATTTCTTTGGGCACAAAATACGCAGGGCGTCCTCGCGCAGGATCAGCCCAGAATTTTTCCTGCATTGCCTCTCCCCCATAAATCCAACCATGGATGAGGGTGGTCTTGTTTTCAATTGTAACCAAAACGTATTTCTTTTCTGGCAATTCGTTCTTTTGCACGATCAAATCGTACTGATGTTTGCTTCTTGTTTTAATGTCAATGCCTGGCAAATCATAAGATCCGCGCTTTGCCTCAACTTCTTTGTATAGCTCATGCTTCATTCCAAGGTAAGAAGCCACGGCCATTTCCCCTGCTGCGCCAAGAAGGTGAATGTCTAGAGCCTTGCTCCCAAACGATGCTCCACCATTCCGTCCCCGCAGGCCCTTTGCCTCATTTACGGCTTGCCTCCGCATGCCTTCCGCCATTGCTGCTTGCCTTTCTTCAGGAGTGAAAACAAAAGAAATGGGAGATGGCATGGGAAAGTAGTATCAGGGCCACTCTAGCCACTGCTAGCATATTAGTAGCCACACCAATGGAACAATGTCAGAAGAAATCGTAGACCTAGGCCACGTTGACGAAAGTGGTGTTCGCGCTGATGGCATGATGAACGTGCTCACTGGCATGGGAAGCGCCCGAGACAAGAGCCAGTACACTTATACCAAGTCCATTACCTTCCTTACTCAGGAGGAGACTGAATCTCTCTATGGGGAATGGCTGCCAAGGCGCATCATCGACATCTATGCAGAGCAGTCCACTCGCAAGGGCTTCAAAGTGCTGTTTGGCGGAGAGGGGCCAAAGGCTGAGGAAGTAGTAGGCGTTGAGCAAGTCATTGAAGACTTGTACATCCTTGAAAATTTGATGCTGGCCTCCAAAAATTCCAGGCTGTATGGCGGCGCTGTTATTTTGATGTACATCGACGATGGACGCAAGGCAGACCAGCCAGTGGACAAGAAAAACATCTATAAAGTGGAAGGCTTGGAAGTATTAGACAGGTATCAAATTGCACCAGTCATCACTGAAGAGAACATCTACGACTATTCAAAGGCCACTCACTATCAAATTATTGCTGGCGACCTTATTAACCAGCCCAACCTCACCTATATTCACAAAGATAGGATATTGCGCCTGGATGGTGACTGGCTCCCTTATCGCATTAGGCAGCGCAACTATGGATGGGGAATGAGCAATTTGCAAGTGGTTTATGATAGCTTCCGTCATTATTGGACTGGCTTGAATTCTGCTGCTACGCTGCTCACTGAATTTGACATTTTTGTACATAAGATTCGCGGACTTGCTGCAATGCTTGGTGCAGGCAAGGAAAGCCAAGTGAAGGATAGGCTTGTCGTTAACGACATGAGCAAGAGCATCTATCGTGGCTATGCAATTGATGCAGAGAAAGAAGAGCTTGAATTCATTAGTCGTAATTTTAATGGCATTGGAGAAATCCTAGAGAAGCTTCGCATTGACATTATTGGTGCCTCCAAGATTCCCCACACTTTATTGTTTGGCGAAAGTCCCGGCGGCCTTGGTTCTACTGGCCGCAGCGAAGAGCGCGACTTTGCTAAAACTCTTGCCGATTACCAGACTGCTACTTTCAAGCGCCCGCTCAAGCAACTCATTGAATACATCCTGCTTAGCAAGACTGGCCCGACAAATGGCAGGCTGCCTGAATCATGGCGCATCCATTTCAATGATCTGTATGAACTGAACGAACGGGAGAAGGCCGACGTGAGAGCGCGTGTGGCCGCCGTGGATGGCCGCTACATCCAACTTGGCGTTCTGCATCCGCAAGAAGTGGCAGATGCTCGTTACGGGGGCAGTGAGTGGTCAATGGAACTCACTCTCGATCCATCGCTTCCTCGTGAGCTGCCAATGCAAGGGCAGAGTGGAGGGCAGAGTCAAGGGCAGAATAAAATGGCGGTGCCTCCTGGCGGGCGCGATCCATTAAACGAAGAGAATGGCACCTTGCCTATGGACGGAAGCCGTGAAGTGCAAGACAGTGCAGGCCTGTTCCTCCCTCGTGATCTAGAGGAAGTTCGTGGCGACATTGATTTTACGGACAAAGACCTTCATCAACAAGCCATTGCCGTGGCAAAGAATAAATTCAAAGTGTGGCCTAGTGCCGTTGCTGGTGCCTACGTCACCCAGAAGTACAAGGAACTGTATAAGCGCAAGCATGGTTCAATGGAAAAGGCATTCAAGGGAAAGAAGCAGCAGGCTGAATACTTCCAAAAGCAAGATGCCATGGAGCCCCTTAAAACGTCTGGCTTCATCCTTGGTGATGATGAAGAAGCAGCCTTTGTTTCCCAAAAAGACATTGATGCTGCATTGAACCAATGGAAAGACCAAGCGCCTGAGAAGTTTAAGGATCTGCTGGAGGCCCAAGATGTTGAGCCTTCCTGATGTTTCATCTTTTGCTGAAACCATCCTTTCCATTGAAACTCGCTTTGATGCCGAATGGTCTTACGATCCAATCAGCGGGCGTTATCGCGGGGAGAATGGCCGTTTCTTAAGTCAGAAGGCCATTGAAGCAT